TATTCAAAAAACGTTTATACTATTGTTTATAAAGCCGGTTATTATATGCCAGGCTCTCCTAATAGAGATTTTCCTTATGACTTAGAAATAGCTTGTATAGAACTTGTAAAACATTTATACCATAGTAAAGATAGAAATTATCTTGTATCTAGAGAGGTTATAGGTGATGCTCAAGTAACATATTCAACTATAGGAAATGTTGGTGTACCAGATATGGTTACAGAAATATTAGATAAATGGAAGGCTTTTTAATGAATATAAAATTTGCATTAAATCAAAATGCTACTTATTGGGAAAAATTGGGTATTGATGGTTTTGGAAAACCTCAATTTTCTGTACCTAAACAAATAAAGGTAAGATGGAAAACCAAAGAAAAAATAAAAATTACACCGGCAGGTGAAGTTTTTGATTATAGAATCGAAATTTGGTTTGATTTTGAGCCAAAAAAAGGAAGCTATATAGCTAAAGGAGATTATACTGCAAATGATCCTAACGATTTAAATATAGATGTGTATATAATAGAAAATATATTATCAACTCCCTCTGTAGATGGTAAATCATTTGTATATAAGGCTATTTTATAAAATGTCAGAACTTTATAAAAAATTTAATCAAATAATAAATAAAAAAATAAAAGATAAAATAGAAGAAGAATTGTTGAATATGGGAGAAATATTAGTTGAATATACTGTACCTGTGACACCAAAAGAGTACGGCAGCCTTAGATCAACTATTAGGGCTGAAACAGAATCAGACAATAAGTTTATAAAAATGCAAGTTGGCGTAGCTGGGAATTTTCAAGGCAAAAAATCTCCAAATGCTCCAACTGGTTATGTTGATTATGCTATAGTTATGCATGAAGACTTATCTTACACTCCAAAAACTCCAGGAACAGGGCCAAAATATTTAGAAAAAACAGTAAAAAAATACGAACAGTCTTTGTTAACAGATTTCATTGAAAATATAAAATTATGAATCCAACGACTATAGACTTAAAAGATGTTTTAGAAGCTAATTCTGTAGGCGTTTTTGGTGCTTCCAGTGGATGGGGAATTTACATAGGTTTTGAGCCGGAAAGCCCAGATACTACAATTACATTATATGATACAGGCGGTAATAATCCATTGCCTAATTTATTATTAGATTTTCCTACTGTACAAACTAGAATAAGGGGTCCCGTAGGAGATTATGAACAAACTTATCAAAAAGCATTGGAAGTTAGGGATGTATTATTAGGACTTCCATCACAAACTATAAATGGAACATTGTATGATGGTGTATGGGCTAATTCAGACATTATTTATTTGACAAGAACAAAAGATAGGCCGGTTTTTGTAATAAATTGGCGAATTGCTAGAGAACCGGCAACTGGTAACAATAGAAATCCACTATGAGGCTAATAACAAATGGCTAAAAAAATAAATGTTTTTGATAGCACTAACTGGTTAACATTACCTGGATCATCTGGTGAATATACAGAAGAAGCTGCTACTACAGACGATACTGTTTTCGGAGCTACTTTTAGCTCTAACGAATCTACATTGATTACTTGGTCTGTAAACGCTAACGCATATTTTAAAGGTTTTGCAGGCTATCGCGCTAAATTATTAAAATTCTCTGCCAGTGCCGCTAATACTGGCGTACCTATGACACAAGAAGGATTATTTATTTGGTCGTATTAAATTCTTATCGACTTATACAGTTACAGGTAGTGTAACTGTTGATGCTTATCTAATTAGTTTTACTACTATTGGCACTGCGTCCTCATTTACTTTGACTCAGAATGCTGATGCTGTACAAACTACAGATTTTGCAACTGCCCAAGCTAACAACGGATTCCATACATATAATCCAGGCTTACGGACAGTTAGTTTAGATTTGACTGGATTCTATACTATTTCAAATGACTTTAGTAACATTTTACAAAGTCGTCAAGAAATTTTAATAGAAGTAAACCCAGATGGTAACAGCAAAAGTGTTGCCAGAGGGTACTTTAAAGCTGCGTCACATGGACAAAGTGGTGATGTAGGCGCTTTGGAAGAAGAAACTATCACATTCAATCTTAATGTTCCTGATGACCAAAAGCTATATTTACCTTTCTCTTGGCAACATGCTAGCGACACCACACTATCTCCTGCTGTAAAGGTAGTTTTAGACAACTGGTTATCTGAATCTAAAACAGACGTTCAATATTTATATAATGGAGTTAATGGCTATCAAGGGACTAGCGTAATTACTGATGTTAGTTTAGAATCTTCTCTGGAAGGTATGAATACATTTAGTGTTTCCTTCCAAGGTGACGGTGCTCCAACAGCTATTTAAGGTGATATATGAGTAATGATATTAGAAATAAACTATTAACAGACATTAAACCAGAACGTATTAAAATCAATATACGCGGAGTTGATGTAGAAGTTCAACAGCCTATCGTTAAGGACATTCTTAACGCTGATGCTGAAGATACATCCTTTATTATTGATATGATGGTACGTTATTGTTATATTCCTGGAACAAATGAACGCGTTTTCAAGGATGAAGATAAGGAAATTATTTTACAGTGGCCTATGGGAGAATGGTTTACATCTTTTGGAGAAGCATTCAATAAACTTGCATCTGTAGATAAATCAGATATGAAAAAAAAGTAAAAGTAAACCCCCTACTGCAAATGGTACTTGCAGTAGGGGAACTTTTACATAAAACTATAGACGAAGTGTTAACTTTATCTTATGATGAATTTTTATTATGGGTTTCTTGGATAGAATATAAAAATGAGTTAGAAGAAAAGTCAATAAAAAATACAAAAAATAATAGTACAACTATAAAACGTTTATAATAACCCCAAATAACTTAGAAGTATTTGGGGTATTTTTGTGTCTATTTCAGTAGGCGATATTACATATACAGTTAAAGTAAATATAACTAGCTTACAAAAAGCACAAAAAGCCGTAAAGGATTTTGATGCTACTTTACAAAAAATAAAAAAGACATCAACTAACTTAAAAATAAAAGTAGATTTAGTTGGATATTCTAATGCAAGCAAATATTTAAAAAAATTAAGTGAATTATCAAAAGATAAAAAAATAAAAATAAATATTGATAATAATTCAATAAAATCCGCTAATTATGATCTTGTAAAAATACGTCAAAAATCAAAAACTGGATTAAATATAAAAGTAAATAATGCTGCAAAAGTAAAAAAAGATTTAAGGGAAATATATAATCTATTAAAAAATATAAAGAAAAATAAAAATATAAAAATAAATGCTACTTCTGTTAAACAAAATCCACAAAATGTAAATGTTATAGTTGGAGGCGGTAATAGGGTTCAACGTGCACGAGAAGCGCAAACACGAAAAGAGATAGCTTTTCTTAAAAAACGTTTTGCCTTGCAACGGATGCTTTTACAAAATAGAAAACTATTAGTTAGTGCTAGAGAAACTGGAGGTATTGATTTAAATAGAATCAAAAAACCATTAATGGATTCTAGAAAAGAATTATTGGAATTAAATAGAAAATAGAAATGATGGGAACTAAATATACTACTGCTATGGAAAAGATAAAAACAGCAGGTGTATCTGATTATAAATCTACCTTTGAGCCTTTAATGCGGCGTGCACAAGCATTATTAGAATCTAAATCAGTACCGCTCAAAGATAAAATAGATGCTGTAAATAAATTAGATAAGGAATTACAAAATGTAATAAAGGATCAACAAAGATTCACACAAGAAGTAAAACGTACAGAGGGCCTTTTAGGACTTTTTGGAAAATTGTCGGACGCTATAAAAAGTGTAGGCGCTGCTTATGCTGCATTCTTAGTATTTAGTAGTATAGAAAAGCTAATTAAAAGTACTATAGAATTAGCAGACGAAACAAAAGGATTAAGAAGTCAGTTAAAACTGGTTGTAAAAGATCAACGAGAATTAGAAAAAACCTGGTCAGACTTAATAAAATTATCTATACAAACAAGAACAGACTTAACACCTACCGTAAAACTTTATAATAAAGTAGCGGCAGCCCTTCTTAACTTAGGTTACAGTTCACAAACCGCTTTAGATACTGTAAGAGCTATAAATACATCATTACTATTAAGTGGCTCTAGTGTACAAGAGGCAGCTTCTACAGTTACACAGCTAGCGCAAGCATTCTCTAAAGGTAAACTAGATGGCGAAGAGCTGCGTTCTGTATTGGAAAATAACCAAGTATATGCGTTAGCATTAGCAAAATCTTTAAAAGTAGCTGGAGATAATACAGCTACCACAACTAGAAATGTATTAATGGCTAGTAGAGCTGGAAGGATTACCTTAGATGTTATGGTAAAAGCTGCACAAACTATAAATAAAGATTTAGGAAAGTCTTTAGAAGATATGCCTATTAGGTTAGGACAAGCTGTATCTATATTAAAAACAAGGTTTATGGAAGTTATTAGTTCAGTACAATCCGCTGTAGATTATACAAATACATTATCAAACGCTGTATTATTATTAGCTAATAATATAAAAACTGTAACAGTAGCAATTGTCGCATTGATAGGAGCGCTAGGAGGTGCTGGATTAGGAGCATTGTTATCAAAAATGTATAAATTTTTAAAAACTTCTTTATTCGCTAGTACAGCAAAAGGGGTGTCAAAGTTAACTAAATCATTATTTACACTAAAGGGTGCTTTTGGATGGGTAGGTTTAGTTTTGACAGGTTTAAGCGCCGCTATAGCTGTGTATAAAAATGACTTAATAGAAATAAAAAATGTTAATTATACTGTTGGAGAGATAATACAGGCAGTATGGTTAGCAATAAAAGATTCTGTAAATATAATAACTAATTATATTAAAAGTAAATACGAATCATATATTAACACGTTAAAAAATTATTATATATTACTTAAAAGATTATTAGGCAATGTAAATTCCTCATTTAAAGAAAAGTTAAATGATATTTATAATAATATTGATGACATAAAAGGTAGGATTAAAAAACCATTTAAGGCTTTTATAGAAACAATAACAAGAGGCTTTTTCGTTATTTTAGGAAGCATAAAAACTTTTAGAGAAGCCTTATCCAAATCTTGGAAAGATAAATCTTTAGAATCAGGGTTAAAATACTTTAAAAACACAATAAGTAATAATAT